GTTAAAAATTGTGTAATATTTCCACTTACTACTCTTTCTCCTAATGTATAAGTTGTCGGATACATTGCATTACCTGCATTAGTAACTGACAAACTATTTTGTAATGTTTCATACGGAGTCCAATCTATATTGTTTTGCACTTGTAGTGTAGTAGTAGTTAAATTCGGTACATCTACTGAATCTACTTCTACATCTAAAAGCGAAAGGGTGGGAGTTCTTGTCGAACTAGCGCTTACCAGTGAACCTGGAAGCGAAAAGCTGGCATTTCCCACTCTACTTAGTTTTTGTGCATCTCCACTTACAGTTAATATAAGTGGTGAGCCTTTTGCTAAGTTAAACTCTCCTTGAGTAATTACGCATCCTTCTAATTTGAAGGTGCTCTCCCTGGTTACGATATATAAGTCAAACGATTTTAATAATTGTTCTCCATTACTAGTATCATAATCAGTCAGAAGACTTTTTACAATTGTTTCATCTTTCTCTTGAGTTAGATGAACTGCAAAACTAAAGTTTGCGGGATTTGCTTTTGTTATACTTGTTCCCTGAAACATCTTTGTTTGATCGTGCAAAGTCTTTACTTCGTATGCATCTTCCGCGAATGTTTGTGAGAACGACACTTCAGGAGTCGTTTTAATTAAATAACGACTCCCATTGTGTACGATGTGTACACTACTTTCTCGAAGTAGATTGTACGTTGCCATGTTTATACAGTATAGTTATTGGCATATGCAGAATCACTATGTTTAGTTAATCCTTTATATTTTACTGTTAACTCATTACCTGTAGATAAGTTAGTACCTTGAGCCGCAAATTCAACGGTAGATGATATAATATCAGCTGTTTCAATTGACGGTATCTGTAAATGAGCTTTTGGTAGATCAAACTCTACTAATGGTGTAGCACTTGATGCTCCTCCCATAAAGATGCTCATGTCAAATGAGGTATTAACTAAATCTGTAGCTTTTGTTAAGTCTGATAATAATTCGTTAGAACCGTCAGCCTTAGTATCTAAATACATAGTTAAAGAACCACTTACCTGTCTTGCTCCTGAGAAAGAACCTATCGGAGTATCAACAACCCCTAAAGTTTCTGGAGTAACATAAGTAATATTATTAGCAATGGTTAATGAACCACCAGTAATATTAATTGCATAAGTTTTTGTTCCAGTACCTGTTAAGTCTAATACTTCTGCAGAGCCTGAGCCTGTTGTAGCATGACTTAGACTTAAAGTAGATAACTTATTTCTTAAGTAGTCAGCATCTGAAGAACCTGTAGTATCTACAAAATTATAACCTTCGATATAAGTTTTTGCTGTGACAGCTGCACTTGTAGCTGCAGTACCACTTCCTTTAGTTACTTCTATTGATTTTGAAGGGTCTTCAATAGCTGAAGTTACCTGATCAATAGTTGTAGCGTTTCCTGACCAAGCAATAGTAGCTATACCATCGATTGAGAAATCAATCTCTGCCTGGTTAACTTGACAGTCATTTAGTCTATATGTAGTATTTTCTAGTACAAAGAAAATATTTAATTTCAGCATTTCATGATGGTCTGATCTTACGAACGACACATCTGCATCTGTACCATCACATGTTACAGCAGTTGCTGAAGTTCCGCTTAAGCTACCTCCAGTAATATCTTTACCTGCAATAGCAGCCCATAAAATATTTTCACACATATCCATATGATTTTCAGTTCTTATACTATTAGCACCATGTTTAAAAGGTCTTACATAAGTTGAGAATGACCATTCAGCTGGAGCCAATGAATCATTGAATCTTTTTGAGCCTCTGCTTGGGGTTGCACCCGCTTCATTAATTGTTACGTCAGTAGATTCTGAACTTTGTGAGAAACTATACCCATCTAATACTCCCATTTTGAAAGTATTTGCTGTTGCTCCATTGCCTTTGAAAAGTCCTGTAGGCTGTCTTGAGCCGTCGGCAGTTAGAGAAGTTACTCCTTTTGCTGCACAAACAAAACCTGTTCCAGTACCTGTAGATGCACCTGCATTAACTTGAGTAAGTGTATCATTATCAGATAATCCTGTTCCTCTAAAGTTATTTGGAATTTGAACTTTGTTGACAACTCCACTACCTGTTATTTCTGTAACTATGACTTTTACGCCATCGCTCAAAGTAATTACATCTCCTACTGCGTGTCCTGTACCTCCAGTAAAAGTATCTACATCTATAAGAGATCCACCACTTGCGTGGACTCCGTTAGCTGTTGAAACAAATACCTTGGTATTTCTTGATAGATTTAAAGCCATTTTGCTTATCTCCTATAATTTATAATGGAAAGGGTTTAGCGAGAATTTTCTGCTTTACCTGTTTCCTAATATCGTACTTCGATTACCATTTCACCTATACCTAATGGAGCTATTGCTCCTTCATCTGTTCCTATTGATTGAATATTTGCAGATGTGGTTGATAAGTGTGGTGATACAGTATCATCATACACCAGTATATCATTATCGTCTACGACTCTTTCGATGTCTTCGAGTAATAATGATAAAATTTCTTGAGGGTCATTTGCATCATCTACATAGGCCCTAATTGTTATCGTTAAAAATCTCCATTTAAATCCTCCTGGCTGGTATTGGCGTATTTCATCCCCAGCTACAACACATACTTTTGGGTATTGTTGAATCTCATCTAAAAACACTAAATGTGAATCAGCGTTTTGATAGAGATTTGAATTATATGGATAATTCCCATCAATTTCTTTTAACTTTTTTACAAGAGCTTCGGCTATCTTTTTTCTTTGCGTTCTATATGCCATTATACTCTCCTAAGTGTAAATTTTCTTTCGGTCATTTCCATTGCTAGTCTTCTTATACTTTTTGTTATAAGAGGCTTTGGATTGTACCCTGCCGGCCATCTAGCTGAGTTCTCAAAAGTTGAATAAACTCCTGTCTTATTCTTGCTTTGTCCTCCTCCTGTTAAGGTGTATGTATATTGTCCTGTTAGTGTATTTCCTGTATCTCTTAAATTTAATAATTTTACACTATTGGAGAATTGACCTGTTCTATTAATTAAAGCAGGTCTTCCCATATTCCTTCTAATCTCTGCCGGTAATCGTCTATTAATTCTGTTTTTTATTGCATTAAGTTCTTTTTGACTTCCTGCAGTATTTAAATCTTTGCTACTGTTTACGCTTTTAGACGCAAGTAGTGCTGCTGCTTTTTCTAGTTTCTCTGCAGTAGATGCGGCTGCTTTTCCACCTGATCTAGCTTTGTCTGTTATGGTCTTTGTTTCAGGAGTTTTAATCGTTTTTGAAACTTTACCTTTTGATTTCTTTTTATACTTTCGTTTCTTCTTCCCTACTGCTGCCTTAACTAGTTGGTCTCCAAGCTCGTCTTCTATACTTTTAGAACCTGTCAAAGTCAATACTCCAGCATCTTCTATTGCTTTTGTAAGTTCGTTACTAAGTATTTGATCAAGATTGCCTGTTATTAAAGCTCTTCTCAATCCACCTAACTTAAGTTGTTTTGGTGCTTTTTCATTTACATTAAGCCCTTTAGTTTCCATTGTGTAAGTAGCTAAAGTTCCATCATTAATCTTAATATCTAAATCTTTTAAATGAGAGATGTCTATGCGATTGTTCTTTGACATTGCTTTTAAAGCTTTTGTTATAGCTTTATTATCAGCATCTCCCTTTTTTTCTGCTTGAGCAATTACATGTCCTACAGCTCGTAACTTTCTTAGTCTATTTAGTAATACTTCATTTTTTCTCCAAAACTCAGTATTTGCTTCTCCTTTTGCTGCAACTTCTATCTGTGCATCTTGTATGGCCATGATTGTTAAAGAAATAGAAACATTAATAGGTTCCATTGTCTTATGTCCAACATTCCAAGTAGTGGGTAATTTATGCCCTACTTTTCTCAAATGTCCAGCTAGTTGTTTCAATGCACTACTAAACTGTTGTTGAGTTTTTTGTCCTCCGAAAGATGCCCATGCTTGCATTACCTCAGGGTCTCCCCATAGTCCTGCATTAGTGATTGCTTCATTCAATTCCCTGAAAAACTGTGAACTGTTTTTAATAGTGCCTAATTGTACATTTCTTAACTCTTGGCCTAAACTTGTTGCACTTTTTTCTAAGTCTTCAGCTTGTTTTCTTACTAAAGATTGATAAGATATTCCAGTACTTGGACTACTAGGTAATGGAGTAAATTTAAACTTACTCATTACTTATGTATCTTATAAAAATCCAATATACGTTTAATATGGTCTGGAAAACCTATGTTTTCCTTTAGACTTGTTGATACAGGATTTTGTATCTGTGCTCCTGCTATAGTTAAGTTTGCTTTTCTTTCATCTTTTAAATAGTACTTAACTAAATCAAAACACGCTAATTTTAAATCTTCTGGTGTTGCCGCATACCCTGAAGTATAAACAACCTTTACCGCTTTTCTACCTTGAGGAAACATTTTGTCTCCTGTTGCAGTTGTTCTGAAAATAGTGTCGAGTGCTTCATCTACTACATATTCGTATTTACCACTACTATCAGAGTTACCTGTTATTAAAGTCGTGTATGAGTCTGATTGACTGTCTCTTTCTGAAACTGATGTCACGCTCACAACTGGACTTTCATCGAGTATTATTGCATTTGTGTACTTATCCCTAATATCATAGTATTCGGTCTTTGCACTTGAATAATAGTCTACAAAACTTGTGCCACAGTATGTTTTTACTGTTTGGCTGATGGCTGGTATAATAACGTTAATTTTTGAATCTTCGGAAACCCCGGTGAGTCCCGCGAAGTCTTTATACTGTGCTAATGTTATTAAATTTGCCATAATTAAAAAGTGGGAGTGTTAGGTACACTCCCATAAACCTTATTAAGCTAATATTAGCTAGCTTTGTACATCCAACCCCACTTAGAAGTTGCACCATCGATAAGATCGGTAAATCCGATTCTTTGAGAAGCCACTAGGACTCTTCTTTGGTTAGCTACTTCGTAGTCTGATTCAACTGTAACACCTCTTAGTCTAGGTAATACGTAGTTTCTTGGATTAACTGCGATAGCTCCGAACTTAGCTGTTGCTGGTGCAGCAAATTCGTCACATAGTAGTACTCTTGAACCGAATACTTGACCAATTTCACCAGAAAGCTTAGTAGCCATGTCGCCAACTAGGTTAGCGTCTTGGAACTCTGCATCTTCTAATAGTTCGTAGTATGATCTCTGTGAAACAATGTATACTACTTCACTTGGATTGATACCATATTTACCCATATTCTTTCTCATATCAAGAAGGTCAGTTGCTACAATTTTATCAGTAGCAAAAGCTGTTCCTGATTGTGTATAGTCACTGTCATTTCTTGCTAAGTGTAGAAGACCTTCAAAAGCTTTACCAGCAGTACCATAAGCACCGTCAGCATCATCACCAGCTAGGATAGCATTCTCGATGCCTCTAGCGTGTGCTCTCACCATTGACTCTCTAATTAAAGGAAGGATTGGTAAGATTGCATCTTCTTCAGTTTCATTACCTAAGTATGATTGTGAAATAAGTTTTTTAGTTGAAAGAGTTCTTTCAGTCATATCTACACCACCTGCTGAACCAGGGTTATAAGCATCCCCTCTTTCTTGCAAGTTACCGTGTGGGCTTGACCCAGTAGCTGTTTGGTTGCCTGTAAATTCAGCATAACCAGCATCCGGTAAGATTGGTATAATCATATTAGCAGAAGTCATAGCGATTTCTCTAAATAGAGGTGCTAAGACTAATTCGTTTTGAATATCTCTTTCGATGTTTGTTGAAACAACTTGCTCAAAGTCTGCTGAAGAAACAGCAACACCACTATGTGCGTTAACTTTTTCCATTACACCTTTAGCTACATCATTGTCCCATCCTTTACCAGTCGCTAAACCAGCAAATTTTGCGTCAACAATATCTTGCTCAAAAGTTTTCTTCCAGTCACCATTTGAAGTTCTGTCAGAGAAATGTCTTTTGGACTCTCTGATATTCATGATTTCTTCTGATTTCTCAGCTAATTGAGATTCTAAAGATTTAACAACTGTCTCTAAATTAGAGTAGTTTTCATTAACTCTAGATTCCACGTCATTCATTAGCTTTTCAGCTCCTGTTAGACCTGCTTCAACTATAGTTTTAGTTTTTTCCTGATCAGCTACTTCGTTAGCTTTTTGAACTTCAGCTTCATCAGCAGCTTTTTGAGCAGCTTCGTCTGCAGCCTTCTGTTCAGCAGCTTTAGATTCAGCTTGTTTCATTGCAATTTCAGCGGCTGTATCAGCAGCTACTTTCTTTGCAAAAGCGTCTAAATCAAAATTGCTTTCAGGAGATTGTTTTTCGTTTGACATATTTGTCTCCATGTTATGGGATTCCTCCCGTCTTGGCTGCTCAACATTAACAGCGTCTGCTATTTCTGCTGGGTTAGCCTTGTAAAAAGTTTGCTTGTACTCATTGTACTGTTCCATA